GAAACTGTGTAGTTCATTGTGGAAACGTTAGTGGCCGACCTGTGGTGGTGCCAGTCGCCTAGGAATATGCAGGTCTCACAACCTTCTGCCTTGGCCTGTGCTATGAACCACTTTACGAACTCTTCGCAGTCATCATTGTGTACACGACTGTTACCTTTAAGGCCGAAGTGTATGTCCGTGAAACAGGCTACCTTTTTAAAGAATGCCATGGATTACCATTTCTTCTTAACGATTGGTTTGTGATTGGTCATGTCTATCTTGTTTTTGAATTGCACGTCGTCAAAATCATCAGCATCGAGTTTGCCTTTTTTCTTCAGTGTCTTGTTCAATTTCTTCAATGTGGTCTTGTTTACTTGGTGCACGTCACCGTGTGCTGTCTTCATTCTCTTCTGGTATGACGGTCCTGCAGTTTCATTCTCATTCTGTCTTGTGAAACTGGGCATCATGCCGTTGTACTCCAACAGGTCGTCCCTGATTGCTTGATTCTTCTTTTCTATGTTCAGAATCCTCGTGAAACTGTTTGTGATCGCCGCTGTGTAATATGCAAACGGGTTATCAGATTTTGACTCATCAAATTGTAGTCCAATTTGACTTAATTGCATCAACGCCTGTGACTGCATCTCGTCATTGTATGTGTAACCTCTCCAGTTGGCCCTGGTACCATATCTCTCACACAACTTCATATACATCATGGCCAGTTGGTTGGTCATCTTGCCGTGGTCCACAGAGAAGTTTCCGTTGCTCATTCCTCCCACCCAGTGGGATTTACCCACGCACACCAGTTTGCCTTTTTTGTCAAACTTGTAGTGCTGGAACGGAGGAAAGTTTACTTTGCTGTGATGATCTGCCACTGTCTTGGGATTGCGTTTCCGCTCGTCGTCCATGGGCACATGATCGAACATCATGACCCTGAAAACTAGATCCGTTTTCTCTATCTTCCTGGGACTGACAGTGTAGTCCACTAATTTTATCTTTTTCAGTCCAGCCGCTTTGGCCTCTTCCCATGCTTCCTGTGTCAAACGCTTGGCCTTAGCCTTACGTGCCTGGGCCACCGCACTGGCGTTGACTTTCTTCAGATTGGGCACTATGAGGTCATATTGTGCATCCTCGGGTGCGACGTATGAGCAGTATGTGTTCTTGCTGGCGTGTATCTGTGCCAGTAGATCTCGGTTGTTTAGGTACTTGACTCTCTTCATAATTCCTTTACTTTATATTAATGTGAATGACCACAAACAGGTCTGTTGAATCGTGCCGTATGGTGAATTAAGTGCGCCTAAAATAATGCCTATAAATATAGTTAAAGTATACGAAATTTTACAAAGGAAAGCAACCATATAATGGCATTCGGAGACATAGGAAAAATAGTCAAGAACGTGGGAGGAGGCATATTCAACAGGACTCTGGGTAGGCTCACGGGTGCTGGTATTTCTACGGATTCTAGGATAGTGCAGGCCAGGGCCAAATGGTCCGGACGCTCGGACAAAACCGACTGGCGTGTGAGACTGCAGGTGCTGGATGGACCTTTAACCAAATTTTTTGATTTCAACAATAATCCTATAATGCAACCATTGGCGGCATCACAGGGCATATTTTGGCCTTTGACACCCGCGGTTGTGATACAGCATTCTGCAAACTACAACGCCATGGATCAGGTGCACAGCAATTACCCACATCAGGCATACCAGAACTCACAGGTGGACTCCATGAACATAATTGGAGAATTCCCTGTACAGAATTCTGAGGACGCCAAGCACTGGGTGGCGACTGTGAATTTCCTAAGGACAGCGACCAAGATGTTCTTTGGTAAGGAAGATGGCATAGATGGACTCAAAGGTAATCCGCCACCAATCATGCACCTTTTTGGTTATGGGGATCACATGTTCAACAAAGTGCCTGTGGTAATCAACACGTTCAACGTTGAGTTGAGACCCGGCATAGATTATATCTCCACGAAACAGTCTAACACAGAGTACAAACAACTTACAGGGTCAGATGCTGGGGAGTTTTTAAACTCCGGTGAATCACAGACCTGGGCACCCACACTGTCAAACATATCAGTGCTGGTGACACCTATCTACAGCAGGGATTCAATTAAGAATTTCTCAATGAAAAAATTCGTCAACGGAGAACTTAACGGAAAAGGTAGCAACGAGGTAGGATTCATCTAATGGCCAAGTACTCAAACACATCACCATACTTTGAAACAAGGGAAGTAGCAGATTACCTAGATATACTGAATCCAAGAACCTTGACAGCCGAAGCAGATGACCAAAGTTACACAATAGAGAGGACCTATGCCTACAGACCAGACCTGTTGGCCTATGACCTTTATGGCTCACCGAGGCTTTGGTGGGTGTTCGCACAGCGTAACCCAGACCAGATTGAGGATCCAATCTACGACTTCAAACCAGGAGTGACGGTTCAACTGCCAAAGAAAGAGAACCTGCTCAAAGACCTGGGGATATAATCCATGGCAGATTATTATAATGGTCCGGACTTTGGCGAAACTATCACAGAGAAAGGCACCCTAAACAAAGGCAACGATATCTACGTCACCACAATCAACGATCCCAATACCTTACATCAGTTCGCTTCCTACAATTCGTTGTTCACTCTGAGTGCCCTGTCGCAAAGAGACCTCGAAGACACGCCAACACTTCTAAACTCCAAACCACATGACATCATAGTGAGGAGCTCTGGTATTGGACCAGACGTCAATCAAAGTTCACCGGCTACTGACCTTAGAAAAGCATTTGATGATGTTGCTGGGTCAAGGGAAAATAAGAGACTTGTAAGTGCGGCCTTAAGAAGCAGGGAAACTCTTGGAAGGAACAGAGACCTTTACATCAGGAACGTTACGATGAACAGCGTACCTGGCCTCAACGAAAAGAGGAGGCTGACATCTGTGACAAATATATCGATGGAGATAGTGGAACCTTCGGGCATAACACTGTTGGAGAGGATACGTGGTGCGGCGATCAACAACGGGTACTTGGATCACCTGGATGCTCCGTTCCTGTTGACCATAGACTTCAAAGGATTTGACGAACAGGGTAGGCCTGCATCCGCCAAAGACTCACAGAACATGAAAAGACTGATACCTGTGAAACTTGTGGACATGCAGATGGACGTCACCCAGGCGGGCACTGTGTATGCCGTCAAGGCCATACCCTACAATGAATTTGCATACGTGAACAGATTCAACTATCCAAGGACGGCGGGAACACTGTCACCGGATGGAAAGAGACTGTCAGACGTGTTCAAGACACTGGAAGCACTGTTGAACAAACAGAACGAAGACGAGAAAGATACTGGACTGGTAGAGAAACCAGACGTGTACACAGTCACGTTTGACAGCAAGGGCATAGAGGACACTTTCATCACGACTGAAAATCTCGAGCAGAACGGAATGGCCTCGCAAGGGGTAAACGGTACTGATGGAGGATTTTATGTGGCCAATGAAATTGCAATACCACCTGACTACATGAAGATCAACACCAACTTCGCCATAACCAAGATCCTGGAAGAGATCATGAAGGGCCACCCTGCATACTCGGACAAGAAGTTTGACCAGTGGAAGACCAAGGTAACGAATACACTTAATGTCGCACAGTTCAAGGGTGGTGCACAGGGGGTTTTGGACAAGGAACAGGACTTCTACTTCGACTACTTCAAGATAAGGGCCAGCGTGGTACCGATAGAGGGTGAATTTGATACCATACGTGCTATGAACAGGAAGAAGATCAATTACCACGTTGAACCTTACAAGGTACATGCCTACTCTTTGGCCATTCCGGGCGTCAGCACAGGACAGAACTTCAAGAACTTCGTTTTCAAGACCTACAACTACATATTCACAGGCGACAACGTGGACGTGATGGATGTGAACATCAACTACAAGGTGGCGTACTTCCAGTCGCGACTGAAAGATTTCGAGGCAACCGATGTGCGTAAGAACACCATAGAGGATGCCTCCGACAAAGCAACTGGAGGAACCAGTGCTACAGATCACAACACGGATGGTAACCTAATGACCAGATCACATCCAGACACTGCTAAATCAGAGGGCACCGGCAAGACCGGTGGCACACCCACACAGTTGGATTCGTTCTTGGATTCATTAACACATCCATTGGCGGACATGGTCAACGTGAGGATGGAGATTCTCGGAGATCCAGCGTGGATCAGCCAGTCACAGTTCATACCTCTTAATGCAAAGAGTTTCGCGAGAGGTGCCGGCAAGGCGACTGATCCAGACATAGGGTATTGGAGGCGTAACAAGGACAGGATTTGGAACAGTGATCTGCGTTGCTACAACACAGATGTGGCGGAACCCATCATAATGCTTAACTTCAGAATGCCAACAGATTTCAATGATCAAACCGGTGTGTATGAATTGCAGGCAGACCAATCGGCGGAATTCAGTGGTCTGTATAGAGTGGTGCAGGTAGAACACAACTTCACGGACGGCAAGTACACCAACGTGTTGAACCTAACCAGATTCAACAACCAGGGAGTTATCATATCAAATCCTGTGCCCAGCGCCAGCGTCACCGTAAGGGGAGGCGAATCGTTTATCGTACTGAAGAACGAACTGACTAAATTTTACAGTTTAAAAGAATTGACCAATGTAAAATCCAACTTAACTAGTATAGGAAGGAAATACATCGATCTCGCTTCTGCAAACGTGAGTAGAATAAAGAATAAAATTACGGATAAAATAAAAGGATTCATTAGTTAATGTCATTGCACGATTACCTCAAGGGAGATGCTTCCACATCGAAAGCACCAGGATCGGACAAGTCCTGGACGGGCACAAACCCTGGACCATACCTTGGCATAGTCAAAGGAAACATGGACCCAACCAGGATGGGACGATTGAAAGTACACATTCCAAGCCTGGCAAAGACCTCAGACCCATCAGAGAACCAACTCATAACCTGCGAATATCTTGCACCTTTCTACGGAGCCAAGGGCGGCAAGTACGCCAAGGGAGCGGGCACAAGTTTTGAAGACTCACAGCACTCGTACGGCATGTGGATGGTACCACCTGATCTGGAGACTAAGGTCTTGGTCATATTTGCGGAAGGCAAGATGGAGCAGGCCTACTGGATAGGCTGTGTGCAGGATCCTTACACCAATCACATGACTCCGGGAATAGCGTCCAGCACCAACACCAACGATGCGTTGGACGGTACTTTTGAAGGACCAGACGCAGGATTTCAACAAGATAAAAAATCAAAATATGGTACAACAAATGTGCCATCGGGAGAGCTCAACAGGAACAGACAAGGTGCGTTACAGAACGGCAACTACGAGTCGATACCAAAACCCATACACCCATTCGCAGAAACACTTCTTAAACAAGGTCTTAGTGCGGACGACATCAGGGGTAACACATCCAGTTCGGCACGTAGGGAAACACCTAGCCAGGTTTTTGGTATAAGCACACCAGGTAGAAAAGATGAGACAACAACAAAAGTAAATGTAGGTACAAGAGATTCAGAAGCAAAAGATTTCGTAACCAGGAAAACAGGGCACACTTTCGTTATGGATGATGGTGATGTCGATGGAAACAATCAACTGACAAGATTGCGTACAGCATCTGGTCACCAGTTGTTGATGCATGACACAGAGGGTGTGGTGTATCTAGCCAATGGTTCAGGAAAAGCATTCATCGAGATGGACACAGATGGCACGATCAGTGTTTACTCAGATGGTGGCATTAACATGAGATCGGGCAGGGACTTCAACCTACACTCAGACATGAACATTAACTTCCACGCTAAGGGCAGTCTTAATTTCACGGCAGAACAGAATGTGAATCTGAACGCAGAAATGAATGTACATGCAATGGCGAAAGAGGCAATACGTGTTTCCTCTCAAGGAACATTGAGTAGTTACGCAGGCACAGTGCTTTCATCATTTTCAGCAGGGACACAGATGCACGGATCTGCCAGAAACTTTGACCTAGCAGGAGCAGAGGTACACTTCAATTCACAATCAGCGAGAGCAGGATGGGGACCTAGTTGGTTGGTACCAGAACACGCCAACGTTGGCATTAAGGTAACCGGAGGCCCTGGAGGATTGATCGATATAGACGATGACAATCCTATTGTGGCAGGAAAACCCAACAAGATAGAGAACAAGACTACGGTGACAGATTTTGTGACTCACGAACCTTACGACAGACAAAGCAGTACTGCAAGGACTAAGAAATATATCAACGAGGCTGTGGAAGAGATTAAAAAATCTAGCCCGGGATTATCCGCCTCAGAACTTAAACTTATTAAATCAGAATTGTTAAAACAACCAAGCATAAAAGCAGTGGCAGACAAACTGGGCAAGGTCGTGAAACTGAACGACAACATCAAACTGCCCATAAAAAATCTAAACACACTGGTGGCAAAGGCAGATGCGATCAATAAACTTATAAATCTAGATCCAAAGGAAGCAGTGATGAGTTTCGTGCATGGACAGGTAGCCAATCTAAAAAATCAGGCAATAAGTGCTGTGAAGAGTTTCTTTAGATTTTAGGGAGTAAATAAGCATATGGCATACGGTGATTCAGGTTCAGGAGACTTATCAAACAAGACGGTGACCTTTAAGGGTTTCAGTTCACGTGCGGACAAGAAGAACTTCAAACTGTACGACTTTGAGGTGGCCAAGCAGGACCTCATAAACAGGCTATCAGTGCGGAAGGGCGAGAGGGTTGAGAACCCAGAGTTCGGCACAATAATATATGATGCCATATTCGAACCATTCACGGAAGCACTTAAGGACGCTATAGTGGAAGACATCACGGCAAATCTCAACGCGGACCCACGTATAGCCACAGAGGAGATCTTGGTCTCAGAAGCGGACAAGGGCATAGCCATACAGGCCACTATTACGTATGTTCCTCTGAATATTACCGAGAAACTGAGATTCAACTTCGATGAGAATTCGTTGTTACGCCTATCTTAATATACGCACATTTCCTAACATATAAATACCATTGTAATTACAATGGCCACAACAGATAGACAGAACAGATTATTAGTAGCGGAAGATTGGAGGAAGATCTACCAGGCTTTCCAACAGGCCGACTTCAAGAGTTACGACTTTGAAACTCTAAGAAGGACCATGGTGGCATATCTCAAGGAGAACTACCCAGATGATTTCAATGATTTCGTTGAGAGTTCTGAGTACGTGGCCCTGATAGATCTTATTGCTTATATTTCACAGGCACTTTCATTCAGGGTTGACTTGAATGCTAGGGAGAATTTTCTTGAAACTGCTGAGAGAAGGAACTCGGTTCTGAGATTGGCGAGGCTGATCAACTACAACGCCAAGAGGAATCTGCCGGCCACAGGAATGTTGAAGATAGATTCCATATCAACAAGCCAGGATGTTACTGACAGCACGGGTACAAACCTAGCAAATTCAACGATTATATGGAATGACTCTGCAAACTCAAACTACAGAGAACAGTTCACTGCGATTCTGAACGCGGCCAACCAATCAGGACAACTGTTTGGTAACCCAAGGGAGTCAGGCTCCATAGGTGGGATCAGCACCGAGGTCTACACTTTAAGTTCTAACCAGTTGGATCTACCCATATTCAAATTTCAGAAATCAGTAGGAGGCATATCGAGATCATTCGAAATTGTTTCAAGTACCATAACAGATTCTGATTCAATATACGAGTCATCACCAGTTCCGGGAACAGGACTGACATACACATACAGGACAGATGGTTCTGGGGACAGTTCTAACAACACAGGATTCTTCTTCTTGTTCAAACAGGGCACACTACAGCAAACTGATTTCACAGTGGACACGTCAGTGACCAACTACATTAAATCTTTGGACGCATCCAACATCAACAACTCGGATGTGTGGCTTTACAAGTTGGATCAGTTTGGACAGTTGTCAGAATCATGGACGAAAGTTCCATCTCTTTCTGGAAACAATGCAATTTACAATTCGTTGTCAAAGGCGGAGAGAAACACGTATAACGTAGTTACGAAAAACAACGATGCGATTGATCTAGTGTTTGGAGATGGCAATTTCTCAAACATACCCCTAGGTAGTTTCAGAACATATTACAGGGTAAGCGACAACGCCAAGTATGCGATACAGTCATCGGACATGCAGAACGTACAGTTGACGGTGCCTTACACGGACGCCAACGGTGCACAGCAATCATTGACAATGAGCATAAGTCTTAAGGCCAGCGTCTACAATTCGGCGGCAACGGAATCAAATGATTCAATAAAAGAGAAGGCCGCACAGGTATACTACTCACAGAACAGGATGATCACGGCAGAGGACTACCAGGTTGTTCCACTATCTGCATCACAGGAGATTGTGAAAGTGAGATCTGTGAACAGATCAGCATCTGGCATAAGCAGGGCCAAAGAAATACTGGATCCGACAGGTGCATACTCCAATGTGAGCGTGTTCGCAGATGATGGCATACTGTACAGGGAAGAATCTCTACAACGATTTACTTTCACGTTCAACAACAGGAGCGACATACAGTCCACGATAGATACATCAGTTGAGGCGAAATTGAAGGAAGCATATGCTAGACAGTTCTACTATCTTAAGTATGGCACTAAAGATGCCAGCACACTTTCAGCAACGTGGAATTCCACTACAACATCAACTAACACAAACACAGGTTTCTTTCTTTCTGGTCGTGCATTAGTAATAGGAGATTCAGCAACTAGCAACATGAAGTTTGCCAAGCCAGGTGCATTGGTTAAGTTCACATCACCAGACACAAGGAAGTTCCTAAACGGAACCTTGGTCGCATCAACAACTGACAACGCAGAGGACAGGGTATGGGCCAAGATCGGAGAAGTTGTGCTTGATGGTGCAAATGGCGGAGTAGGAAACCTAGAGTCGGGAGTAGGTCCTGTCACACTCACTGATATAATACCACAGGGTTCTGTAATAAATGCAATAATTCCTAATTTTACAACTTCATTTTCTGCAACACTAGAAGCAGATTTGCAAGACAGGATAGAAGCATACGAAGAGTTTGGACTGAGATATGATGTAGATTCAGAGACATGGAAGGTCATAACATCAACTAACCTCAGCACTAGCACATCTTTTGATCTAGCCGGAGCGGGATCAACTGCGGGCACAAACGCAGATGCCAGTTGGTGGTTCAAATTTACCAATGACGGAAACACATACACCGTGCAATATAGAAAACTGGATTACATATTTGAATCGGATTCACAGAACAAGTTCCATTATGACGTGGAAGAAAAAATTTACGACTACACAACAGGCAAGAGTGTAAAAGACACAGTAAAAATACTTAAAACAAACAGCATAGTTTCATCAGGTAACAGTGTTGGATATCCAATAACATGGCAGGTGGTTGACGTGGTAACAGAAGCGGACGGCTTCCAGGACAACAGGAAAGTTAAAGTTGGGTTCTTCGACGACGACGATGACGGTGTGGTGGACAATCCAGAACTGTTTGACATATTCGTCGAACCTTCTCTATCGGAGTCCACTAAATTTGTCTTCTTTGAGAAGTACACATCCTATGACAACATCGAGAGATTCAGACCATACGCATCAACAAATTTTGTTGTTGCACAGAATGAAGCAGACATAAATCTTAACACAACAGCATATGATGATGAACAGTTGTTTTACTTCTATGACAGTGCAGAGGATGTCATCAAGTCTTACAGTTCTACAACGAACACATTATCTACAACCACAGATTACACTGCCAGGAGAGGTAGGGGTTCAATCAACTTCCAGTACAAACACCACGCAGGACAGGAGACTAGAATAGATCCCAGTGTTTCAAACATAGTTGACGTGTATCTGTTAGAAAGAACTTACGACAACCTTTTCAGGATCTGGTTGCAAGACGGTGGTAGCAAACCAAATACAGCAACAGCGGACCAGTTGAGGATCAATTACTCGGGCACACTTAACCCATTGAAATCATTGTCAGATCAGATCATATACCACCCTGTGAAATACAAGATACTTTTCGGTTCAAACGCAGACGAGCAATTACAGGCAACTTTCAAAGTTGTTAAAAATCCAAAGACCAACGTGTCGGACGCAGTGGTAAAGACCAGAGTGATTGCCGCAATAAACGAATTCTTCGCACTGGACAACTGGGATTTCGGAGACAGTTTTTACTTCACAGAATTAGCCGCTTACATACACAATCAACTAGCACCAGACTTGTTGACAGCGGTCATTGTGCCCAACCAGTCAGGACAGGGTTTTGGGTCCTTGTTCCAACTTGACTCGGCGGCGGACGAGATTTTCATCAGTGGGGCCACCGTTGATGATGTGTCAATCATAACAGCACTGGGAGCCAACCAACTGGCGGCCTCCGGCACTGTGGTCACATCGACATCAACTACCACGACCAACACCACGACAGGATCAGCAGTGTCAGGCTCTACTACAACAGGTTCCGGTTCAAGCACCGGCAGTAGTGGGTCAGGATACTAATGGCGGACAATCCCACAAACGCTTTAACCAATAACGAAGTTGTCAAACAGGGCACCAACGAGTACAGACGTACTGTACAGCACCTACCTGCTTTCTACAGGACGGACGCCAATCAACGTTTCCTGGCCAGCACGATGGATCCGTTGGTACAAAAAGGATCTTTAGAAAGACTTGATGGCTACGTAGGCAGACAAGATGCCTACACCAGGGATGTCAGCGACAGGTACATCACTGCAACAAGCAGGGACAGGTTCGCATATCAGTTAGAACCCGCCGTCACCTACACGGACAGAGACACAACATCTGTGAATCCTGAAGACCAGGTCAAGTTCACTGGAACGTATGACGACTACATAAACCAGATCAAGTACCTGGGAGGTAATGTCAACAACCACGATAGACTCAACAAGGAAACTGTGTACAGTTGGAATCCGGCCATAGACTACGACAAGTTGGTCAACTACAGGGAGTACTACTGGATGCCGGATGGACCAGGTGCCATAGAGATAGATTCTGTCGGACCAAGTGCGGTAGTGGAATATTCCGTAGAGAATTTGGCGCAAGGCGCTTATAACTTCACCCACAGGGAAAACGAAAACAATCCTATATTAACACTATACAGGGGTAACACCTACAAGTTCAACGTGAACGCCAAAGGACATCCGTTCTGGATAATGACGGAACCATACAAGAGCAAGATATCTGCGGATGGCTCAACGTCAACCATATTTGACACAGGCGTTACGAACAACGGAGCCGACTATGGAACAGTGACGTTCACTGTGCCTACTACAGGTGCTCCGGACACTTTATATTACCAGTGTGGTAACCATGATGCCATGTACGGCATCCTACAGATAAAAGATGCCACAAGCACTACAGCGATAAACGTCGAGGACGATATTGTTGGCGCAAAAAATTACAGTCTAAGAACTTTAGATTTATCAAATGGTATGAAGATTAAGTTCACGAACTCATTAGTGGCGACAGCATACCAGGACAAGGAATATTATGTGGAGGGTGTGGGCGATGCAATAACACTCACAGATGTTGAGGATTTAATTACCCCAGGCTCATATGCGACAGAATCCACTATACTGTATGATCAGGTAGGATATGATTCAAGACCATACGCTAAAGCGTATTACACTCCGGAGAACAAAGATTACATAACGATCAAGAGGGATTCACAGGACCAGAACGCCTGGTCTAGATACAACAGATGGTTCCATAAATCCATCATAGATGAAACAGCAAGGATCGGTGGTTTCACTCCCACGCTGAACGAGGACGACAGAGCAAAGAGACCTATTATAGAATTCGATTCAGGATTGGCACTATACAACCATGGAACTGTGGCCAAAAAATCTGTCACGCTGTATGACACAGTAACAACTGACGCCTTCAGCACAGTGGTCAAACAGACAGGTTACATAGTCGATGGAATAGCATTGGCAGATGGCATGAGGATAGTGTTTGCCGCGGACACAGACACACTGGTAAAAAATAAGATATATGATGTGAACTTTGTGACAGCGGGAGACTCCACTCAAGTCATAAACTTGACAGAAGCGTCCGACGGCACCCCGGCAGACAATGATTCCATATTCATAGAGTTCGGAACAACAAACCAAGGCAAGACTTTCCATTACGACAACACAACAGAAACTTTTATAGAATCACAAGAGAAGACAGGGGTGAACCAACAACCATTGTTCGCTATGTTCGACAACGACCACACACCGTTCGATGATGACACAACATATCCAAATTCAACCTTCACAGGAGCGAAGGTTTTTGCTTTCGCAACCTCAGACACAGCAACCACAGATACTGTGCTGGGGATCAAAGTGAAATACAACACAATAAACAATGTCGGTGACATTGTGTTCGATTCGGACCACACGTCAGGAACATTTACCTACAAGAGTGGAACACAAACGCTTACAAAAAATTTAGCCGAGGGACACCTGCACTACACCACAGGCAGAAGCACACACAACTCGAGAAGTGCTTGGATAAAAAGAACGTCGGAAAGTAAGCAACGTGTCATACGTACATTCATAGTAGATGCCACAGAGAAACAGTTGTTCCCTATTGACTTCTACAAGGATTCAGCGGACATAACAGATCTTGAAGTTTCTGTATCAGTTAACGGTACGAGGAAAACACTGACTACAGATTACACATTGGAGACCGGCACAAAAAACAAATACGTTAAATTCAACAAGGCACTAGAAGTTAATGATCAGGTCAGGATCGCTGGACACAGCAGTGTCGATAAAGTAGAAAATAAAGGAATATACGAGATACCAGAGAACCTGGCTACAAACAGTCTCAATGAACAGTTGGGCACATTCACGTTTGGACAAATTCTAAATCACGTAAAGGACATACTAGACAAGAATCAAGATGTGAATGGAGCGATACCAGGAGTGTCAAATCTTAGAGATAAACCAGATGCAAGATTAAAGGGTGGTAGCATACATCAGCACGAAGGATCTTTACTGCCTGCTATATTCAATCTGTTAGATCAAGAGGCAAACTTTGTTACTTCATTAGATTACGCAGGTCAGGAATATGAGAAATGGTACAACGCATTCCTTACTCACGCAACTGGCACAGCATACGAAGGTGTTCCGGCCGACAGAGTGGACGAAATCATCACAGCAATAACACCTGGCAGGAACAACAGTTTCCCGTTCTATTATGAGGACATGTTGGGTTGGGGAGAAAATGTATCAACTAGGTCATACTCGGTTATGGGATCATCGCAGACAGAATACGCACTTGATTCACAACATGACATCACTACATTGAACAACAGGGCAGTGTACGTTTACCTCAATGACGTGCAATTATTACTGGGAACAGATTACACTTTCAGCACAACCAATGACAGCGTAGAGATCACGAAAGCACTGGCAGAAGGCGACAAGATTGTCATAAAGGATTACAGTGACACAACAGGAAGTTACATGCCACCATCTCCTACCAAATTGGGAATGTATCCTAGGTTCACTCCTGAGGTATTCACAGATACGACCTACATCACAGACACAGCAATGATCCGGAAGCACGACGGTTCCATAATAAAAGCATACGGTGATGAACGAGATGACCTAATAATTGAACTTGAAAAAAGGATCTACAACAATATAAAAGTCACGTACGACGCCGCATACATCGACATACATGATATCATGCCAAGTGCTTTTACGTCTACAGAATACAAACTACAAGAAGTAGACAGTGTGATGGGGCCAGACTTCTATCAATGGGCAGGACGTAACAATGTTCAGTACATCAACAACACAGTTTTCTCAGAAGGATCACCATTCACTTACAACTATGCTAGGTCCAAAGGCAGGCTGATAGATGAGAATCTACCAGGACACTGGAGGGGCATCTACAAATATTTCTACGACACTGACGCTCCGCATGTTAGACCATGGGAGATGTTAGGTCATTCAGAGAAACCAACGGATTGGGACGCAACATACGGAACTGCTCCGTACACCTCGGGCAACGATGTGTTATGGAACGCGGTTGCAACAGAACCAGGCAGATACGGCAAGCCTTTGATAAAAGACTACCTACCGGTAGATGCATCTGGAAACTTATTAGATCCATTGGCGGCAGGACTAGTTGACAATTTTGACATACCAGGACGACAGAACGCTTGGAAGTTTGGTGATCAAGCACCAGCGGAGACGGCGTGGAGAAGATCTAGTGCTTATCCATTCACGGCCGTGAAGGCTTTGGCACTGACCAAACCCGCAAAATTCTTTTCAAACCTTTTCGATCCATCAAGATTGACAACCAATGTTGCTGGAAACCAGATTTACACAGAGACAGGAATAAGAAAAACATTAGCCACTGCCAGGTATCACTTGGAGACCGAAACAAATTTAGCAACGGGTGTAACAACAAAATACCAGACAGCGGGTTATCAACCGTATGTGGTCAATCACTTGATTTCAAAGAACTTGGATGCCAAGACCTTCTACTACGACAAGATGAAAAATCTAAGTGTTCAGTTGGCATACAAGTTGGGAGGGTTCACGGACAAGGACAACATTAAAATCTTAACAGACAGTGTGTCCCCGGGATCCAAATCAGGATCAAAATTTATACCAGACGAAAACTACAAGATATTGTTCAGGACATCAAATCCTGTGGACAGTTTCCAGTTCTCTGGTGTGCTGATAGAGAAGAACACGGACATCAGTCAGGATGGTTCTACTGTACTAGGCGGATACAAGATATTAGGTTACAGCACAACTAAACCATATTTCAATTTCAACTATCCGGTCAAGACCACAACGGCAACAGCGGTATCGACAGAAGGATCAACGGTAGTAGAACAGTATACCGCATACCAAGAAATTACGCAGACCATACCATATGGTCATGTATTCAATACCATACAGGACGTGACTGATTTCTTGTTTGGATACGGACATTGGTTGGAATCACAAGGATTCCAATTCAACAAATTCTCAAATGAATTAAAAGAAACACTGAACTGGGCGAACGCAGTCAGAGAATTCTTATTCTGGACCACGCAGGAATGGGCTCCAGGATCAGCGATAACCGTCTCACCGGCCGCTGACGGATTCGAACTAAACACCAACAACAGCATTGTAGGGAAACTGAGGAACCTGGCAGGTGACTATTCACTTCTAGACTCAGGAGGCAGGAAGATAGACATCAGTGAGATATCTACCAAACGAATAGGCAAGACTTTTGAACTGGGGATCAAGTCTGACACCATCGGACTTTACAACATAGCATTGAACACTGTTCAGAAGGAACACGTATTGTTGTTTGACAACAGCACAGTGTTCGCGGACATAATATATGATCCATTCACAGGTTTCAGACAACAGAGATTGAAACTAGTTGGATGGAAGACAGCAGGATGGAACGGTGACTACTACGCACCAGGTTTCGTATTCGATGCCGCACAGGTCACATACTGGATTGCCAACACAGACTACAGGATAGGCGACAGTGTAGAGTACCAAGGCAAGTTCTATGTGGCAAAATCTAATCACAACTCAGGATCAACCTTCGATGAAACCTATTGGACACTCAAGGATGAGAAACCAGCACCACAGTTGATACCAAACTTCGAGTACAAGATCGCACAGTTCAATGACTTCTATGAGATGGAGACCAACAACTTTGATGAATCGCAACAGCAGTTGGCACAGAGATTGACTGGGTACCAGAGCAGGGACTACCTGGAGAACCTATTCGTCAACGACGTTTCACAGTACAAGTTCTACCAAGGCTACATCAGGGAGAAGGGCACGCAGAACGCCATAGACAAGATCCTAAAGGCCAAGTACGAGGGCGAGGATATCTCACTCGACCTTTATCCGGAATGGATGATAAGGACAGGTAACTTCGGCAACACAGATTCCATAGAGAACATACAGATCACACTGAAAGACGATGAGATCACGGCAGATCCACAGAGCATAGAGTTGTTGGACACGTCCAATGACACGGTCGAATATACAAGATCAGATGCCATTGCCAAAGACAACTTCTACTACAAGCCAGTGGAGTACACAGCATCAGACACGTTCAAGAGATTGGACTACACCAAGGAAGGTGTCAGTAGGGACACAGCACAGGTGTTCAAGACAGCAGGATACCCGCAAGTTCAACAGGTGCAACACACAGCCTTCGACATAGAAGAGATCCTGGATTTAGACATGAACGCCATAACGGCCAATGACCTTGTATGGGTTGCCAACAAGAGCAACCTTGACTGGGACGTTTTAAGGATCACTAGTGCTGGCATAAAGATAGCGAATCTACACTTAATAAACGATGCCTCACAGTTGGAGATCACTTTCACAGGTTCTCACAATCTGACAGCAGGTTCCACAACTACACAAGCGGACTACTTTGGCATATCAAACAGTGAAGAAGCAACACTGAATGGCGTGTACCAGGTCAGTGCCACACCGGACCACAAAACGGTGATCATAGATTACGATGGCAACGTGGGATTCATTCCGGCACTGGAAGACGGCTCAACGGCAGACAGTTATGGAAACATCTACAAGTTCGTGTCTGTGAGATTGGCATCAATGGACAATGTAAATGACTTGATAGATTTTGAAAATTACACAGACAAGGATGACGCCATAGAACAACCAGGAGACAAGGTGTTCGCAGATGCTGACAGCTCAGGACTGTGGCGTGTGTATGAGAAACAGGATCCATACACCACAGCGATAGTGTTATCGCCAGACGCCAGCACAGCAGAGCAGGAGTTCGGACACAGGATAGTGGCACGTAATGACGGTAGGACAGTGGTTGCGTCTGCTCCAGGCAAGGGCCAAGGTGAGGTACACTTCCTATTCAGGACCTCGTCTACAGCGGGTACTCTTTTACAATCACAGTCTGTAGGAACCATGACCGACAATGATGACAACACCAGTAGGTTAGGTGAATCACTGTCAATGAGTACAGACGAGAACTTCGTTGTTGCAGGAGCACCATACACGAATGCAGTAGGTGCCGACGGTAGCACAAGATTTATTGACTCAGGCCTGGTAAAAATTTACATATGGGATCCTAGCACGTTCAAGTATGGCATACTAGACACACTCAGAAGTCCTACTGATGGATCCACATTGAATGAGAATGCCAATTTTGGATGGGCACATAAAATTTCAGAACCAGGGACTAGTTCGGTAAGAACGACTCCTGACAAATACCTCTTCGTATCAGCACCGGGCCATGACAACGACAGGGGTCGGGTATACATGTACACATGGGGAGTGGGTGCAGACGGTTCCACATATGACACATGGACACAGGACTACACAATAGAAGCACCAAACGGCGGTAGAGGCCAAAGATTTGGACACAGAATTCAAACGAATGACAACGGTGACATACTTGCCGTTAGTTCCGTTGCACCAGGCAACGCTGGCAAGGTGGAGATATTCATCAAGACGTCACAGAGCAATGATGGTAGCACACAAAATTCATTCGCACTGGCACAGACACTGACCGGGGTCACAAGCGATGGGTCATCTATAAACACAAAATTTGGCGAATCTATAGCAATGAGCAAAGATGGAACTACGCTGATTGTTGGAGCGCCTGGCGTTGATGGCACATCACATCCAGATGCAGGAGCGGTGTACTATTACAAATGGAATGCAGATGATTCCACAAACACCTACACCCTACAACAGACCATAAGTGCTCCAGAATCAAGCACTAACATGAAGTTTGGCACAAGCATGGATATCAGCCATGATGGTACGAGAGTAATCATAGGTGCTGAAAATTTTGCGAGTTCTAGAGAAATGAAATTTGACGCAGGGGAAACGACGTTTGACTTGCAGGACACTACCATAGTCGACAGCAACACGGGTTCGGGCGGGGCATTCACGGCAACCATGTACAACACTAAATTTGTTTTGGATGACAGACTGATCACAGACAACGTCACAGTGAATGATGACTTTGGAAGAGGCGTCTGCGTAATTGACGGTTCGGTCTACGTTGGAGCACCAAAAGACGATGGAAACACAACAACAGACGGAAGCACTAAAGTAGTGAATGACGGCACAGTGACCTGTTTCGATCTTACAGTCAACGGAGAATATGCTTGGAAGAATCTAGTGACTGAGACTGCACTAATGGACACGGAAAAACTAGGAAAAGTTTTTGAATTCAATAAAAAAACAAAACAATTACAGGATTACTATGACTTATACGATCCTATCAAAGGTAGGATACTAGGTATTGCAGACAGGGAGATTGATATCAAGACTGCGTGGGATCCAGCATCATACAACGTGGGACCAAAGGCCACTATCAAGACACCATGGGCGGAAGACCATAAAGGTGAGGTGTGGTGGGATCTTTCCACAGTAAAATGGTTGTGGTACGAACAGGACACGCAGGAATACAAACTCAACCACTGGGGACAGACATTCCCTGGTTCGAGCATAGACGTTTACGAATGGGTTGAATCAAGACTCCTACCAAGTGAATGGAACAACAGAGTCGAAGGCACGAGCTCAACGATATCAGGCATTGCACTGTATGGCGACGACTCAAATTACAGTGTGGTGCAGAAGTACGATTCACGACTGGACAGTTTCGTGAACGTCTACTACTTCTGGGTAAAAGGCAAAACAACATTGCCTGACAACACACACAGGAAGAACACGGTGGCGTTCGTTGCCAACCTGATCACAAATCCTAGGGCATTTGATCACAAATACTATTCTATCACAGACACTAACAAATTCCTATTGAACAATATTTCTAATTTGACGAATGACGATGTAGTACTTAATGTGGATATAAGGACAAACACATTCGAGGGAGATTCACACAGCGTATGGAAGTTGGTCAGGGAAGGTGACGCCGACTACAGACCAGGAGTGCAAGTAGAGTCACGTTGGTGGGATTCGTTGATAGGTAAAAATACTGCGGGAGACATTGTACCAGATTTAAATCTTCCGTTAAACGAGAGATACGGCAACAACGTCAGACCAAGACAGAGCTGGTATGTGGATAGGTATGACGCATTGAAAGAGATCATAGACTATGCAAACAGTGTATTAAAGAAAAATCAACTGGTGGGACAGGTAAACCTAACAAACTTGGATTCCCAGGATCCAGAACCAACGTCACAGAGTCTAGAATGGGACGCTTCGGTGGACACATATGCCGAGTTGACATACATTAACACAGCAGACATATCAGGTACAGTGAAATATCTTGTGAAAGCGGATGAGACTGCCAACAACTACTGGGCAATATACACCTGGGATGGCACGGAATGGTCGAGGACCAAGATACAAACGTACAACACTTCTGCATACTGGGGTTACACGGATTGGTACAAAGTTGACGGTGACATGATCCATGATGAGAACACTAAAATTGACAAGCAGGTTACATACCAGTACGAACTTGACACGCTGGATATCGCGATAGGCAAGCACGTCAAAGTTACAAGTGCGGACACAGGTGGTTGGAAACTGTTCATGAAGACTGCAACAGGATGGGAAAACGTTGGAACAGAGAACGGTACAATTAGGTTAAGCACTAAACTTTACGACTACAGCCAAGACGCATCGGGTTTTGCAGGACAGGACAACTTCGATGACAATTTCTTTGATCAAGAGCCAAGCATTGAGACAAGGAAAATTTTGACTGCATTAAGGGACGACATGTTCACGGACGAGTTAGCCGGAGAATACAACACATTGTTCTTTACAGGATTAAGAAGAGTTCTTTCTGAACAGACGTACGTAGACTGGATGTTCAAAACATCATTCATAAATGCTAAAAATTCTGTGAGGCAACTTGATCAGAGAAAAACATACACCACTGGCACGGACAGTTGGATAGAGAGCTACATCAATGAAGTCAAACCATTCCACACAAAATTAAGGGAATACAAACTAGGTTATGACAAAACAGAAACACAGGATGGCCTATTCTCGGACTTTGACAATCCCACTTTCTATGACGCGACAACAGGTAAGATCAGAAGTCTCAACGTTGATTCAGACACAGCGAAATTAACAGAGTTCCCATACCAGATGTGGTATGACTACCACAAAAAGTACGTGCAGTCTATCACTGTGACAGCAGGAGGTTCGGGATACGAGGTGGCTCCTACAGTAACCATACTGGGAGGAACGACAGGATCGACAGGACCGTTCCAGATACAGGCCACAAGTAGTTCAGGTGCGACCAGTGGACAGTTTGGATACTACTATCCGTTGTTCACGAGTGAGAAACAGGCCGAGATTTATGACGCACAGAATTCAGGTTCAGGAACAACTAAATCTTACACATTTGATGGGTTGGATGGAACATTCTATGGCCCAACAGCGTCTGTTACAGAAGCACAATCCTCGAAATCAACTTTATACAAGATTTATGTCACACCTACCACAACAGCGGCGACAGCCACTGCAATCATACAGAGTGGTGCAGTAACAAAAATTAATGTCACAGGGATAGGTGCGAATTACACAGCAACACCTACAGTTGTGTTGACAGGTGGTAAAAAAGATGGCACCACACCAACAGACACAGCCAAAGCATACGCGAATTTGAACAACGACCTTGTCAGAGACTTTGACACCACGATCAAGTTTGACAGGGTGTCAAGCACATCCAGGGTGGTGGACTGGGCGGCATCAACAGCCTATGCCTACAATGACCTATTGAGATACAACAATGGACTTTACAAAGTTACAAACGCATTTACCTCAAGCACAGACTTCGACGACAACTCAGCAAGTGTATATAAGGTATACGGTAACGAGACAGGATTGACAGCGGCTGACAGAACAAAAGGGTTCTACACACCAGGCTCAGGAATGCCGGGCAACGAACTAGACCAAGTGATGACTGGAGTTGACTACGGTGGGACGATGGTCACAGGATTACTATTCAGCCAAGAGGCAGGATGGGACAAGGCGGGTTGGTATGACTTCCCGTGGGACAACTACGGAGATTCAAGAGTCAAGGCGTTCAGGGCAGATGGTTCAACAGCGGCATACACATTTGACACAGCACCTACCAGCAGTGAAGTATATCAAGTGTACCTAACGCAAGACGACAGTACACGTAAGAAACTTACAGACGTGTTCAGGGGCGACGGTTCAACAGTATCATTCACTATAAGTGAAACACCAGAAGCAAACGCACTTGTAGAGTTCATACCATTCGATGACGACGGTGTGCTTACACCAACAGATGACAGGACGTTAGATTCTTTAGTGAAAGGTGGCCTATTCACATCAGCACTGGGTCACGCACCTAGTGACATAGTTTTAGAGGGTGATGATTTCGTTTCTCCAGACACAAGTTACGCACCAGAAGAGGTTGTTCCTGGACAGTTGTTCGATACCTTAGACATCAAGGTGTACACGTCACCGGAATCAGGTGTGCCATTCATAAGTGAGATGAACCACAGGGGGAATGGAAGCACAACAACATTCAGCATAGGCGACTATCCTGGATCTCTTGGGTCAGTCACAGTGTCTGTTGACGGTGTAGTACAGAAATTGACAACAAACTATACAGTCAACGTTGGTAACAAAACAATTACATTTACATCAGCACCTGTAAACAACAGCATGATATCAACAAAAGTTTTTGCAATTTCAGGTGAGAACTACAGAGTGCTGAACACTTTTACAGGCGACGGAAGTACAACATCGTTCTTGACTTCTACAAGAGGAGAATTCAATTTAGATTCTACGTCATCGGACATCTACGTGACGGTGGACGGAGTTCCTACAACATCATACACAACAACGACAACAGCAAATACAATCACTGTGGTATTCAATTCAGCACCAGCGGCAAGTTCTTACATACAGATAGCAGGTTTCAACAAGTCAACCACAAGCACTAGAAGTTTTGCAAGTGTGAGGAATCAGGCAATTACGTATGACGGTGCAACAAACAGATACACCTTGACTTATCCACCGGGAGCGATAGGACCATTCTCTGGTCTGACCACGGTCGAGTTGAACGGCAGAGTATTACGAGGACCGGACAACACCTACTACGTTGGAGACGGAAGCACATACACATATGGTGTTGTATCTGGATTAGAAGATGATTCAACAGTTGACCCGGCAAAAACAATTTCAAGTGCCAGCCAGGTACAAGTTTTTGTTAATGGAACCAAAAAAGATCTTAATACGCACTACACTGTGGATGTTGGAAACAACAATATAGAATTTAACACAGCATCAGTTCCTACTTCAACAGATGTGATTTGTATTTCAACGTTGGTCGATCATCAATACTACAATGAAGGAACGGATTTGATATTAGTGCCTAGTGCAATTACATCTCCTTACAGTCTGAGTGCAAGTGATGTATTATCAGTCACAACATTCAATAACGCACTTGGAATGAAACAGCGAAGGGAAGTTTTAGAAGGCAGATCAGGCGGTGTGTTCAAATTGAGATTTGACATATTACACGCAGGTTACACTTACGTTTGGTTGAATGGTGAGCAGTTGATACAAGGTGCGGACTACACAGCAAGTGGTAACACAATAACAATCAATGGCAAAACAATAACTTCTTCAGACAGACTAGATGTGATGTACTTCGCAATTGAAACGGCAACAGGTGCTACGGGATTCAGGATATTTAAAGACATGATGAACAGAACGTTCTACAAACGTATTTCAAAAAATGCGACTACAAAATTGACACTAGATATGACAGAAGGAACGCAGACCATAACTGTGGAAGACGCGAGTGTGTTGCCAACACCAAACGCATCTGCTAACGT